ATTTCAAGTCCGCCTCTACCAATTATGCCTGGGAGGACCAGCGTGTTCCATGTACCAATACTAAACGCAAGTTGCGATAGCCCGAAGGCAGTGGCAACCATGCCCGGTGACCGAATCTTACCAATCAACTGACAGTTCGAGGGGGGCTGTGATCACATCGCGGTTTTGACCTAAAATGATGTCCTTGGCTACACCAAGGGCGTCGACGAGTCCAAATGTGTCGCCATAAGCGTCCATAAGGAATTCTCTTGTTTCGTCTTCGCTAATTAGAACCGACTCGTCAGAAATGCTCTTTTCAAGCGCATCGATTGTGGGGATGCCTGACGTTTTCGTGAACCAACTAACTTCATCTACGCTAATTGCCGCTTTGTCTTCTCGATTGTACCTCATCATAAACAGGTCCCTAAGCAAAGGAAAATGCCTGAACTCGTACGCATAACTCAACGCTTTCCCGGCCATGTAAGCCGAGTCCGATATCGAATCATTTGGTGAAACCCTAGCGTTGAAACGAGCTAGGGCTTTGCCGAGTTTTGGCATCATGCAAGGTGTCTCTGTGTCCACTATGATCCGTCGACTCAAGAATGTAGCTTCGCCTGAAAGATTGGGGCAAGTGGCAGTGAGTTTCATTTTTGGATCTGAACTCACCCAGTCACTAATGTGCTCTGCATCTACGGGATGTTGCATCATGGACAACCAGTCGTCACCGAGTAAAACGGCTTCTCCTGAATTGTTCGTGATCTTAGCGTAGACGGCCTCAATCGTGGCGTTCCATACTGAGTTTCTGGGAGTGGTGATGGTTGTGCCAGTAGGCAGCTGATGAGCTAGCTGCGCCGTGTGGCCAAATTCCAAGTTCTTAACCCTAAATTCGCGCATGTCAATTAGCAACTTGCGGAACCATTTGGGTGTCCCTACAACCTCGCAAAATTTGTCGAATACGACTGATGCTCCTTTCCTTTGACGGAGATCATTTGCGGAAAAGTCTGCTTCGAAGCACTGTGTATAGCCCTTGGACTGGGCTTCCACTAAGTGACGGGCTAAGGCGATATCGTTACATTTGTAAGCCATCAATATCTTTATAGTCCCAAGACGAGTTCTATTGAAACACTCAACTAACCGTTCGCATAGAATCATAGCGACCGGGCCAGTCAGCGCATTAAAGTGGTCGTTGCCGGCGTAAATAAGACGCGGCGCCCACTTGTTGTCATAGCGCTTTAAGAGTGCTTCAACCTTAACGTTCAGCGTTTTCTCACCAAGATAAGCAGGATCATCCTCACACTCGAAAAGCTCATGCGCAGCCTTCTTCATGCGAGTTTGTTTTGTTGGATCCATCTTGCTCAACCAGCGGTCAAACGTTTCCTCGTCTACGTCAAATTGATCGAATTGCATGTCCCTTCCGACGACCTCCCACAGGTGCAGGGCGGCCTTCATGAACTCCGGAGTGCAGTCATCGTCCTTGTCTGGCTGGGAATTGCTTCTCTTATCGAAAGCAGCCAAGTAGGACTCGAAAGCGTGGTTTGAGGTGACGACAGGTATTGCACCTTCAATGATCGGTCCTAGCTGGTTCAGTCGTCCCACAGGTTCGTGGTCGATCTTAACAGCAAAGTCATCGAAAGCTTGCGGCACCTTGGGTATGTAATCTCGCACGGGGATCACGTGCAAGTAGCCAGGCCGCGGCACCTCTTCGTCGAACTCGTCTCCGTGGTGTCTAGTAATCTCATGATCAACACGCACGACCCCAGGTTTCACCCGGTGACGGGCGGCCCTAGAGAAGCGGTGGTTCATGACGTAACAGAATTTGGTTGTTGAATTTGTTGTGTTGTTGTTTGTTTGTTTGT